TTACAAGCCGGAAGAATTGGTGGGATTATTGACGATGCCAAATCCTGCCAGCACCGGCAGCAGCACGTTCAATAAGCCATCCACCGTTTCATCCAGATCCAAAGAGAAAAACTCCTTCAGACAGAAGCTGATCAGGGCGCCCATGGCCGTCCACAGCGCCCAGGATTTTAATCGATGCTGCATATTTTGTTTTCCTTTCTTAAAACAGATGCGCGATCAGGTAGCCCGCCGCGGTCAGAGCGACATACTTGATGATTTCCATGACCATCAAATCCCAGCGCTTACCGGAGCGGCCCTTCAGATCATCCACATCCTGGCGAAGGGCCCCCATCTGCTGCTGGGTGTTTTCCTGTTTATTGGCCAGATCCCGGATGGATAAGGCCAACTGATGAACGGTATCGGTAAGACGGGTTTGTTCATCGATGCGGCGGAAGGCGGTTTTCATATCCCGGCGCAGGGCAGTTATCTGGGTGTGAAGGGAAAGGATGCTTCGTTCCATTTCAGAGGGCTGCATTTTTTTCCTCCTCAACTGCCTGCTGCAGGAATGCAACGGCTTCGGTCATCAGAGACAAAGCCTGGGCCACAGCAGAAGGGGATGAAACGCAGGATACATACAAGCCTTCCGGAATGGCCCAGTGTGTCCAGCGGCCATAGCATTCTATGCTTTCCTGCACTACCCCTTCATTGTGACCCTTGGCATGGATGCATGTGCCATCCCCCATATACACACCGGCATGGCCCATTTTACCGGGATAATCCTGACGATAAAGCAGACAAAGCCGATGAACGGGCAGGGTATCAAGGCTCCCCTTCTCTGCCCATTTCGTTTTATTCCACTGGGAAGTGGCGCCGGAAACCAAAGAAATGCCCACCGCATCCATAGCCCAGCGGGTCAATTGAGCGCAGTCATAGGCCCGCTTGCCGCTTTTATTGCTTTCGTCATAGTATCGGCAGCCGTCACATGTACCTGCCTTGCCCTGCATTCGAGGGCAATTGGCCTTGATTTTCGCTGCCGATCCGGGATACTGGGCCGCCCTGGCCTTGCGATAAGATACCGTGCAGGGCTGGCCTGTGCCCCCCATCAGGTATGGATTCCCCACCCGAGAAAGCAGCCAGTTTTTTACCATTGTAATTTTATCCATAGGTTATCCTTTCGTAATCATCAGAGGATATATCGTCCATCCGCATCCTGGGCCACCAGGGCGTCCGATTTCACGCAGCATGCGGGCCTGAGATAGCCGGAATTGACTACGGTCTGATTGCCAATGGAGCCGGATGCGGATATCTGTCTGGAATAGTTGTTCATGCCGCCGGTGACGGATCGAGTCCACGTCACCCGGGCGGCGCCCGATTCTGCGTAGGCGATGCGCTGGGCGTTCCCTGCAAAGTAGGCGATGAAGCTGCCCTCTGCCGCTCCGCTGCCCGTGTATTCCATTTCCGATAGGGGGAACATGTGGGCGGCGATGCTGGTCACGGTGCTGCCGGATGCACTGGCACGCACGGGGATCTGCGCTTCCGCAATCTTGGCCTGGGTTTCTGCCGGCAGGGCGCTGAAGAATGCCGCATGATTGCTTTCCAGGGAGGATCCGTCATATTTGTTATTGGCTTCTCCGGAGGGCGTGGAAAAGTGGAAAGCGGAATAATCGGCTGCCGCATACTTGCGAAGCAAGGTCACGTTGCCGCTTCCATGCTGATCCTTGGCAATCAGGATATAGGGCTGCAGCGTATCTTCCATCAGGTAGATTTCCGTGCCGATGGGCAGGGATGCGATACTGTCCCCCGTGCCGGGCGCATTGCCCAGGCATAGCATGCCCTCCGCAATATACAGCCCCGGCCCCAGCTGCAGGGGCTGGGCCTTTCCGTTCTGGGAGATGTAGAGCAGTTTGTCCCCATGTTCCTCGCCCATCAACAGGCCGCCGGTCATCATCAGGTTTCCGTATACCTTCAATGCCCCGGTTACATCGGCAAGGCCCCCAAAGGCCCAGGCGCCGCCGCCCCTGCGGATGTGCAATTCGGGCTTGGCCCTGGTGATCACATCGTAGGAAATTGTGCTGCCCTGGAGCAGATCGTGAATATCGTATCGGATTTCATAGTTCCTGCCGATATCAATTTCCCCGTCCCCGAAGATCAGCGCTCCGCTTGTGAGATAGCCCCCGGCGATCCAGTCCTCCCCGCCTTGGGGACGGAAGGATACATAGGTTTCGGCAGCGTTATGCCCGCCGCAAGAGGATACCACGGTATCGGCAGCAGCAAGGATCCATGCCCCCTCATCCTGCACCTGGCCGTCTTCATCGCATCGCTGGGTCAGGATATTGGCAAGGCGCGGGGGCTGGTAGGGCTCCACGGGGATGATCAGGGTCTGCTTGCCTGTTCTGCCTCTGGCATCGGTGGCCGTGACGGTCACGGGGATCTCCCCGGCGTTCAGCAGCCCCGTCACCGTGGCAAAGGGCACGTCGGCGCTTTCCGCTGCCGCCCCGCCCCCTTCCATCCGGTAGCTGACGATGGGGGAGCCGTAGGCCGTTTCCGCCGCCGTGTCCAGATGGATTTCCGCCCGGGATTTCCCCTGCACATAGACGGCCCAGGAATCAGGCACCTCATCGCTGATACGGGCGGCATAGGCCCCGGTCACTTTCGGCCCCACGTTATCCGGGCAGCGGAGAGATGCTTCCTTGCGGATGGTTCCTGCGCCGGCGGTGCGAAGCGTCAGCAGCATGGGCCATTTCTCGCTGTCCGGCATGGCGGATAGCCATTCCATGGGCGGGGTGAAGTTGATTGTGCCTTGCCCTGCGTCAGTCATAATGGTTTCCGAATATTCCCCAATTGAGGCAATCAGGTCGTGGTCTTTATCGGTATTGGAAAGCAGGGTAATGGTAAGATTCGTTCCTGCGTCCACCGTATCGGAAGACAGGGTGAAATCGCTGGTTCCGGATAGATCAGCCATGATCACCGCCGGAACGGACAGGGCGCTGTCCATGTGCTGCCCCAGCGTCTGCACCTTGTAATAGCGGCTGCCGCTGTCCGGGGCGTAGATTTCAAATGCGCCGGATGATTCCTCGCTATCGATGGTGTCAATCAGCGTAAAAGGTCCGTCCTGCTGATCCGCCATCCACAGGGCATAGCCCCGGATGGGGTTATTTTCCCCGGCTGCCGCCCCGCCGAAGGTAAGATTCGCTTCCCCTCCGGGATACTGGGCCGCAGGGGAAACGGAAAGGTAATTGGGGGGCGTGGGCGCTCCCACCGATACGGATACCTGGGTATAGGCAGAAGATAGTGCGCTGTCATAGCCCTCCCTGCTGCCAAGGGTTTTCACCTTGTAGAAATAGCTGCCTGCGCTTTCAGGGGCGTATACAGCTACCTGCAGGATTTCCGCTGCCGTTTCTACAAGAAGAATATATTCCCCGTCAGCAGATACTGCCCGGTACACCTGATACCCGGTAATGGATACGTTATTCCCCGCCTTGGCGCCGCTCCAGGAAAGGGTTACGCTTTCCCCAGGCATTGCCATAGCCTTTGAAATTATCACCTGTGTAGGTGCTGTAGGGGCCGTATACGGCATTTCATAAGCAACAGTAAGCGTTATATTGTTCCATCCTGCGGAAGTGCTTACTGTGCCGCTGGTGCTGGTATCGTAATTTGTATAACCGCCGTTTGCTTGATAGGCAAAGGTAATGGTAATGCTTTCCCCAGGCACAATCCTGGAAGTGCTGATTTCCACCCGGTCAGAATCAACGCCGTACATGGTGCGGATTCTGCCGCTGCCCCATCTGCTGGCCGTTAATACTGCGCTTTGTATCTCTGCCCCGGAAGGAATGCCGGACAGGTCAAAGGTAATCGCATCATAGGCCGTTGTGGGGGTGGAAAATTCCACCACGCCCTGATTGTTATAGCGGTATGTCCAGCTGCTGGACAGGGATACGCTGCGGCCTGTCAAAGTAAGCACAGCCATTTACACATCCCCTCCGATCCATTTGATGCTCAGGCCGCTGTCATAGGCGGAAACGGCCCATTCTTCGTTTTCGCTCATGCGCTGGGTTACGCCCAGGCGCTCGGTCTTGATGTTGGTCACTTCCAATGTGCGGTTATCTGCCCGGAATACGGCAGGGTCGCCCACCCGGCCGATTTCCAGCCCGTCCTCCGTTACCCGGAGGAATGCGTTCATCTCATCCTGCTTCTGCACATAGATGCGGATGGATTCGTTGCCGGTGATGTCCAAGGCGTTGAGCTTGGCGATCATGGCCTCCCGGGCAAAGAGTGTATCCACGTCCAGGTTGGTGGCGATCAGCTGCCGGATCAGGGCGCTGTCGCCAAAGATTTCCCTTGCGTTCATGGTGGCAGCGGTCACGCTGCCCTCGATCAGCTTTTCCCCGGCGTTGATGGTCTGGTTTCCGATGTCCGCATTTTCCACCAGTTTCTTTTCGGCCTTCACGTTGCCCTGCTCATCCACGGAAACGGCATAGAATGCTCCGTCCTTTCCCTTTACCATCAGCTGGCCAACGGTCAGGGATACCATGTTGGTCTCGGTGACGGCCAGCCGGGAGATGTATAGTTCGCCCGCCGTGCCCTTGGTGATGATGGCGGTATCGGCGGAAAGATCCTTGATCCGGCCAAAGTCGATTTCCACGTTCTGGATTTCTGCGCTGGTGATATCCGCGATCGCCGCCTGCAGGGATTCCACCTTTGCCCAATCAATATCCGCAGATACAATGTGGGCGTCGATGGCCTTCAGCGCATCCGCGGACAGGTTCCTTGCGGATACGGCGTTGGCGGAGAGTTTATCCGCCGTCACAGCATCGGCTGCAAGCTGGTTGGTTGTGACGGCCTGAGCAGCGAGCTTTTCAGTGCTCACGGAGGCAGTAGAAAGCTGCAGAGAGGTAATGCTGCCCGCTGTAATTGCAGCGGCAGCAATGGAGCCGTCCCGGATCATGGCGCCATCCAGCGTACCGGACAGGCGAGCGGCATTCAAAGACCCGGAAGGGGTGAAGAGACGACCGGCGGTATCCTGACGGGGACGGATGGTACAATCGCTTTGCATGGTGAAGCCCTGGTGAAAGGAAAGGCTCTGGCGAGTGATCAGCATTTCTTCTGTACTGCCATCAGGCATGGAAAGACGCAAACGATCCCCCAGCATAAGTGAAGGATCACCCCGCCAGGTAAGGCGGAAGGGAGTCAGGGTGAGGCCGGCAACACATGAAAGCAGCCCCTGAGACAGGGAAGACAAATGGGCTGCCCCATCAAAAAAGAGGGGATTGCCGGAGATTTGCAGGCAGTTTGCTGAAGAAGGCGGGTTATCCCCAGACTGAAGAAGCAGGGGCGGCGCATTTCTTTCCGCTCCGCTCAGAAAAATCTGAAGGGCAGTCAAAGGACCCAGCACCCGCTCCCCCTCCTCCCGGCTGAGCACCTGGGAGGCAGGCAGCGTAAGGGCAGGAGCGGAAGGCCAGACAGGACAGACCACAAGGCTGCCCGCCCCATCCAGCATGGCAAAGCAGCCTGCCGCCCCGGCCACATAGCCCAGCGCCTGACGCAGGGATATTTCTCCCCAGAAAGGAGGAGAGGCAATCGGCTGATGCTGATTGGGAAAGGAACCGGAAAGAGCAAGCCCCGCCTGGGCAGCAATTGCCGCCGCCATTGCCTGCAGGGTGATGGGATAGGAAAAGGGATCCTCAAACAAGCCGTCCAGAGCAGAGGACAAGGCATCGCTGCCGGAGAGGGTGAGTCGATTCTCAGCGGGCTGATGGGACAGGGCATCCACATAAAAGTGAGCAAGCGGGGCCCTTTCCTCTCCAGCCTGCAAAAAGATACGGACAAGCGCGCCACGGAAGGAATAGCCCTGGGTAAAGCAGCCATTCTCATCCCGCAGCACCAGCGTGCAGGCAGAAGAAAAGACGCCTCCCAGCAGCAGACCGTCCCCGGCGCCTGTATGCATGGAAAAGGACAGCACCTGAGTGCCATCAAAAGAAAGGCAGGTGCCGGTAAGCAATTCAATTTCGCCCGTGAGGGACAGATGCCGGGCAGGAGCCGACAGAGCGGCGGAAAAAGACTGACTAAGCATTTACTGTTCCTCCAGCGTAAGTTTTACATCCGCCCAGGCGGGAACGCCATTCCGATACTGCCAGACCCGGGCAGAGCGATCGGCGGCGAAGCAGGACATTTCCCGCCGGCCGGCCAGGGGATCGGGATATGACAGGGTGAGCAGCTGCCCTGATTCCAGCAGGGAAGACAGGACGGACAGCTGATCGGCCGTCATGCGGCTCCAGGCAATCTGGAGCACTCTTTTTTCCCGAGCGCCGTCCCGGACCATCTGGCCCAGCACATTATATTGGGTGCTGCCTCCGCGGGAGATGACCTGCACAGACAGGGACGTAGGCGAAGGGAGAGAAACACCGTTGATCGATAGCATATCTTTCCCTCCTTTACAGCGTCAGTTCCACCCGGCCGGAGCCGCGGTTCACCAGATTGATGCCCTCAATGGCCGCCACGCCCAGGCGGTAGCCATCCACCTCCAGGGGGACAGTGAGAGACAATTGAGTGGGAAGATGCGAAGCAGTTTCACCGGCAGCGGAATGGGGAGACAAGAACAAATCGGAAAAAGGCAAGGACAGATCGGGGAGGGAGAGAGCGGCGGCGGTCTGCCTTCCCAGGGCGGAGGCCTGCCGCTCCACCCGGGAGGCGCCCCCGGCAATACCCCGAAGCAGCCCTTCATCAAAATATATGCCCGCATCAAAAGTGACGCGGGAGGGGGAATGAATCTGCAGAACGCTGCGCAAAGCGTTAACCGCCGCCTGGGCCAGGGTGCGGGCCGCTGCCTCCACCGCTGACCGACGAGCCAGGAGGCCTTCCTTCAGCCCATCCCCAGCCTGAATCCCGGCCTGATAAAAAGCATCGGCCAGGGCAGACACCCGGGCAGCCAGGGAGGACATCATCGCCTCCGCCCGGGAAGCCGCCACTGCAAAGGGCGCAACATCCGCAGAGAATACAACGGACAATTCTTCCAGAGTCATTTATGCATCCTTTCTGCGCCAGGAAAGCAGGCGCTCTTTGATAGCCTCATCGGTCATGGGCGCAAGAGACGGACCGGGCAGGGCGGGCAATTTATCGGGAGCGTGCACTGCCAGCGCCATGAGCCGGGACAACAGCAGCAAACTGCGTTCCTCCCGGGTGAAACGAGCCTGAGCCGCCGAAAGGCAGCAGGAAATCTCCCGGGGCGTCATGGTAAAAAAGGAACAGGCATGTTCCACACCCTGAGCCGCAGCCTGATCCATCACATCAGCAAACCGCCGACGAAGGGGAAGGGCGGAGGCTACGCCCTCTCCCCCGGATGAAAAAAACCGGCCGCTTCCAGGCAGCCAGCCAGGGCGTCAGCCACCTTTTGCAGGCTGCCGCCCTGGGACAGATGCTTTTCCAGCAAATCCCCCGCCTCTTCCAGGGTAAGGGTGGGCAATTGATGGAGCATGCCGCACCAGAGCAGCCCTCGGACAGAGGACAAACCGCTGGACAGCAGGGTATTCAGGCCGCCCTTCATTTTCTCTTCCAGGCAGCAAACCGCATTCACCGTATAGCGGAGAGGATAAAACACGCCGCTCAATTCCACGCCGGTCATTGCAATTCCACCCCTCCGGTGATTCTAAGCACGGCGGAAAAGCCCACCGCACCGTCCACCTGGGCGCTGCCCAGGGCATGGGATTTGACAAAAGCGGTAAATACTGCCGCAGAACCATCGGGGAAGGTGACGGTGAAGGGCACCGCTTCCCCGGTTTCGTAAAGCTGACGCAGCTTTTGCTGGCCCTGATTGCCGGGCTGATAAAACCCTTCCAAGGTAACTTCTCCCAGATCCTTCAGGCCCTGCACATACTGCCGGCAGCCATCCGGAGCATCCAGGGTGGTCACATCCACCGCTTCGCTGTCGGCCCGGATTTCACTGATGGCTTTCAGGCAGCCAATCCGGGTCTGAGTATCCTGATGAAGGCACGAAATCATCGTGCCCATAGCTTTTTGGGGCATTGGAACCTCCTGTTTACTGATAAATGATATCGCCCTGTACCAGAGCGCGGTAACGCATATGCCTGCGGTAGCAATAGGCCTGCTCATCATAGAGATCCTGGCAGGCCGTCAATCGAAACCCCGCCCGGGACAGGGACAAATGAGCATCCTGGCACAGCCGTTCCAGTGCCAGCTGATCGGCGGCGTACACATCTGCCGCCAGCACATATTCCTCCAGATAATCCCGGCCGTCCGCCTGAGCAGCAACACGGATGGAATCATCAGACAGCACAATCAGGGGAAGGGGCTTTTCCTCCCGGGAAAAGGAAGGAGCCGTGCAGGCAGGCAGATGAGCCAATTGGGCAAGGGCATAGGATTTAAGATCAATCATTTGAAAACCTCCCGGAAATGATCCGCCGCCCGGGAAAAATAATCCGATTGCCGGGCAGCGGGCACAAGATAGGGCTGGGCACGGGCAAAGCGGGTACCCAGTTCCACATAAACGGCATAGGGGCAGCGGGTGACAAGGGAAACGGCGCCCTCATCCCGGCGCTGGTGCAGGGAGGCGCGAAGCCGCCCGGTACGGACGGGCACCACCCGGCGAGCATACAGCCAGGCGGACTGAACGGCATCCTGCATAGCGGCATCCGCCGCCCTCTGAGCTTGCACAGGCAAAGAAAGCAGCCGTCTGCGGGCAGAAGATAACCCCTTCATCGGCTGCACCTGCGCACATCCGCCTGCACATGGCCGGGAAAGCAGCGGATGGATACACACACATAGGGAGCATCATCCGCGAGAATCTTTTCCCCCGGGTGAATGGGGCAATCATAGGGCAGAAGCAGACGCAACGTATCCTGGACATATTCGCCGTAGGGCTGACCGGACAGGCACCCGGACAGGGGGCGCACAGCGCAGCGCACCCGCTGACCAGCAATAATCACTTCAGCCTGTCCTCTCTTGAACAAGCGCATGGCAGCACCCCCTTTCGTCAGGTAACCGCCCGGCGGTAGGAAAAGATTTCCCGCTTGAGACCCTCGGGCAGATCATCCGCCGTCCGGCGGACATCCCCTTCCGCGTGCTCCCGCTCCCCTTCCATACCCAGCCGGTTATACAAAACAACCGCCAGGCGCACCTGGGCATTCTGCAGCGCATCGGGCACGGCAGTGCGCCAGGTGAGGGCACAAATCAGGGCAGCGGCATCATCCAGCAGCGTCAGCAGCAGCGTATCCTCCTGCTCCGCATCGGGCAGATGCATCTTCAGCGCCGTGAGCAATTGCTGACTAGTCATTGCACTTTCCTCAGCCCAGCACCCGGACAGCCAGTTCGGGATAGAGGGTCTTGAAGCCGTAGAGCACATCCATGGACAGCATTTCCCGCTTATGCTGCATATCGTACCCGCGCACCACACGGAGGGATACGCCGTTATAGTGGGTCACATAGCTCTCCACGCCGCCGGGAGCGGGCAGAGGACGGGTGACAAAGGCAAACGCCATGGGATGGAAGGCCAGATTGGCAGTATGGCTGCCCACCAGGGTGACATCCGTCTTATCGGCAATTTCGGGCAGGCAGGGAGACAGAGACACATCGGAAATGGCATTTCCGGAGGCAGGAGCGGAATCGGCGGTGACGGTATAGGTGTTTTCACCGATTTTGATCAGATCACCCTTGACCAGCTTACCGGTAAGCGCGGAGCCGATCAGGGACAGGGAAGCGCTACCGGCCTCCACCTTACCGTTCACCTTCACAGCCTGGGCGGCGGTAATACCGGTTTCATGATACTTGACAGCCTGGCTCATATAATTTTCCATGCCCATAATGCGGCCAATGCTGCCCTCACGCAGGGCCTGAGTGGAGCCAGACTTTTCCGCATGGACGATGGGATCCAGGGCAATGAAGGCGGCGTCCGCTTCCGTATCCCACACAGCGACACGGCCGGAGACGGGCACCTTCTGCAGATTGAGCTGCTTACGGGCAGCGGCGAAATCCGCAAGAGACGAAGGGGTTTTGCCGGCTTCACCCACAGCGGCGTACACGTCCCTATACAGCTGCAGACCGTCGGCGTTGATTTTCTGGGCCAGGGCGGCGGCGGCAGGATCGATGAAGACGCGGGTGAGATCATCGATGCTGGTAGCGCCCTGCAGGGCCTCAATGCCCACATCCACAGTGGCAATCCGATCCAGGGTCACATCCACGGTGCTTTCCACGATATCCTCGGCCACAACCCCCTGATCGGGATCGAAATCCCGGGCTTCCAGCACCACGGGCTTGCGCACTTGGATGGTATCGCCCTTGCGGGCGGCAAAATCATCGGAATAATCCTTATGAATCAGATTGGGAAACACCAGATGCTCGATCAGACGGGGCATGGCGGCACGGGCAAAATCCTTAATAGTAACAAACTGATTGGCCATTATTTCATTCTCCTTTTATTTGATAGATCAGTTGATGCAGCGGACAGCTGCGTAATATTCCTCATCGGGCAGTTCATTCAGCGAGCAAACGGGCGCCGTTTTGGGCGCAGCATCCAGCAGGCGATCCTCCACGGCCTGCTGTACTTGGGCCCGAAAGCAGCATTCCAGCACCTGGGCGCAGCGGGTAGCTGAAGCCTCATCTGCAAATTCCAAGCAATCCGCAAGCACTGCAGGCAACCCCCGCTTTTCCATCTCTGCACGGGCGAAGGACTGCATTTCCCGGCGAACCAGGGCGGCTTCCCGCTGTTCCAGGGCAGTGAGACGATCCTGCTCTTCCTGCTTGGTCAGGGCCAGATGTGCGGACTGCTGACGAGACGGGAAGGCAAGAGCGGAGGATTCCTCCTCCGAGGCGGGAGGGGCGGACGATTGTGCTTCCGGAGCGGGAGCATCCGCCGGCAGAAGCGGCATATTTTCCAGATCGTTTTCCACAATTAATCCTCCTTTTTCTGTTGGAGCTGACCATCCAGGAAGGGCAGCTGGGTGAGCAGCAATTCATCGGGCACCATGCCCTCCAGGGTTTTAACCATCTGAGCGGTTTCCAGCGCATTTTCAGGCAGAGAGCGGGAAAAGAACAAACGGATTGCCTCCACATCCCCCATGCGCTGGCCCTTGACGGACAGAAAATGCGCAAAACAGCGCAGCCGTTCCATAAGCCCTTCCCGGAACCAGCGTTCCTTACCCCGGGTCAGCTGCTCCAGGCCCAGCAGCTTATACTTGATTGCCACACCGGAGGCGTTGCCGGAGAA